CCGCAAGGCAGTAACGAGGTTGACGCCGTAGAAATCGGTAGCGACAAATCGCGTCGAGTGGCGTCGACGGTCACTGCCCGAATTGGTCGGCGAGAGGGGTAGGGCGATGTTGACGGAAGTCAACGTGTCAGCGACGTCGCGCCCAAGGCGCATCGCCATGTCACTCGTGCGGAAACCAACGTCAATCGGTTGAGCGGAGTAACCTGCTGTGCTGTTGAAGCCAAGTTCACTCAACGTCCTACCTTTCATGTTTCGAACGGCAAAAGCCGAACCTTTGTTTCCAATGGAGTGACTACCCAATGACAAGCGCTCAGTTTGCTGGTCTATAGCGTAAAGCATCCTAAGAGTATTTGAAGCAACATTGTTTTGGAAATCAGTCTGCATGTAGAACACTGAGCCCTCAGACGTGTGTCCTGCTGTTGGGGTATGTGTCAGAACTACGCTATCTTCACGCTCGTCGATGGCGTATGTGTGCGTTGACGCAACTGGGTAGGACGAAGTCTTGCGCTGCTTGACCGTCACCTTAGCCTGAGTTGTGCCCTGCATGGCAATCTCACCAAGGTGCAAGGCGTTGTCGACAAAGACAGGCTTGCGGACGTGTTTCATCACGACATCTGCGTCGTCAATGATGCGCGTCTTGGCAAGATAGGGCATCAGGCATCACCACTGTGGTCGGATGTGTTGTAGGTCACATCGGCCTTGTGTCCCTTGCTGTGTAGCGATTGGCTAAAGCGAGGCTTGACCGAGTAGTCCTTACCGCTACCAGTGCGACGAGGTGCATCGCTACGGTAGTGTTGCAGCGTGTTCTCGCTGATGAGCAAGCGAGTGACTGTGCTCTTCAGCGTAGTCTTGTCAAATGTGGCCATAGCCGCACCGGGCAATTTTGGACCCTTTGACACAGGCACAGTATCGCTACTGCTTTCCATGACATAAACGGGTTGGTAAGGAGCGTCTGTGTTGGGCACCTTAACGCGCGAGTAGTTGCTGGCCAGTGCGCTTGGCGTCTCATATGTGAACAGACCGTATTTGCCACCCGCCGTTGCGCCGTAGGCCGTGCCGCCTTCCTGCGGTGTCGAGCCACCGACTCGGCGTGGGCTTCGGAACACCTCGATGTGCTGATTGTCGAGCAAGCGGACTGGTCGCAGCATGAAGCGCAACGTTGCATCGTTGAGATTGTGCGGAGCACTGACACTGGTGGTTGTTTGATATGGGTTGCTCGTCGTGCCTGAGCCACTACGACCCCACCCCGTGTCATCGAATGGATTGACGAACGAGCGAGACTCGAGAATGTAAGTGCCACCCATGGGTTTGATGTTGCCAGTATGACTGAGCCGCATGACAGCCCCCTGTGGTTCACCAGCGAAGGACAGTGCTGTGAGGTCATAGTCACCAAGCGTCTGAGACCCCGATTGCAGACCACCTTGAAGCACAACTCGCTGCCCAACACCACGGTCAGTGTGTAGGCTGTGTGCCTCACTGTTGATGGCAACCATGTCAGCGTTGACTCCAGTCGAAAAGGATTCGAGCGTGTCACCGTCAATACCAATACGGGGCGAAGACCGGGAGATGGGTTCCTTGTGCACTGAAGTCCCGCTAACGCTCTCAACTCGGTCACTGACTGCTGCATCAGGCTTGAGCAAACCGTCTTCATCGACGTCAAGGCGTGCGCTGATGCCTCGCTTGACTTCGTCAGACTGCAGCACATCATCGCGTGGGCGTAGGTAACCTTGGCTGAACGTGGGCTCCGAAGTATGATGTGACAAAACCACGCCCGAAGCCTCGTAGACTGCGCTGAGTTCGACGAGCAAGTCTTCGTTAAATTGCGTCGGGTAACGGACCCCACGCCCACCACCCATGTCGCCCACGCGCAACGCATTCGTGGGCGCAAAGACGTCAACCAGCGTTGTCGTGCTCTTGTTGTTGGTGTTGTTGACTCGCCCACCGAAACGAGGCACAGCGGTCGGTGACGACAGAACGTCACCGCTGCTGTCAGCCACACCCTTCAGATTGACGATGGGTTTGCCGTTGTTGTAGAGACGGGCGTATGGTGTGCGGTTGTTGGTGCGGTCATATTCGTAAGCGTCACCCGCATCCCACGCTGGCCGAATACCGAAACTGCGCACGGGTGCTTTGCGAACATCTTCACCTCGGGTGTTACCCCACCAGTCAACGAGATAGTAACCCGCTGCACCCTCAATGGTGCTAACTCCGAGTCCTTGGCTGTCGCCCCACCAGTCTCGTGGCGCGGTAGAAGCGTTGCGGATAATGCGAACTGGGCAACCGTAAGAGCGAGTCATGCGGCGACCATCACTGTAGCGAACTTGCCACTCAGCCTTATCGGGTCCAAGCATACCGCTGAAGTTGGTTTGACGCTCCATAACGCCGACATAAGTGATAGGTAGCACAGGAGACGACAGGCCAGCGCCACCAGCGTAGTTCCAAGTCTCGGACTCGTATTCGACCAGCGGCCCCGCCTTGTAGCCGACAGTGTAGTTGCTGGCGCTACCAAAAGTAGCCGCTTCTTGGAAGGCACGCATACCGTAGTGACCCCACTGCGGACGGTTCCACGGTTGACGTAGACCGAAACGATAGCCGAAGGGATAGGTGCGACTGGCGACAAGACTGGTTTTGATACCGATACCCCCGCTCACGGCGTAACTGCCGTCGTCGTCGGTGTCTTCCCAATGGCTACCACCTGCTGCGGCGTAGGAGCGCGGCACATGCCATCCCGCAGACCAAGCAGCATAGCCGTCGAGGCGGCTAACAAGCGGCCCACCACGGCTGCCACATGGCCAGTAGTGGCTAAGCATGACAGTTCCACTACCCTGTGCTTCGTAACCGCTCATGGCGTGAATGTTGGCAGCAGTTTCGGCAGTCCCGTCGGCCCCAAAGTAGACCTTCTCACCAGCGGCTGGAGTGAAGAGGATGCTACCCGTCAGCGTAATGGTAGCCCCGCTCAACCCCCCAGTGGCAATCTTTCCGAGAACTTTACCGTCGGCATAGATGAAATCCCCTGCCGATGCACCATCTCCTGTAATGGTAGCCGACATCGTGATGACTGATGGTGAGCCGGTCACTGAACTGAAGGTGCCTGAAAACTGATTGGGCGGCTTAGGTGTCTTGAAATCAAGGTTGAGTGGACCGAGGCTTGCTGCATAGTTGACACCATGGTAGTGGATTGTCTCATAGTGTTCAGGCATGCTATTGTAGGCGGCCTTGTTGACAGCACGGTCACTTGTGGGAGTGCCCCATGTCCGGCTACCATCGGAATAGAATGTGTGAGGGCGACCAAGATTTGGGCTCCATGCACACACAAAGGCGTCGGGCATGTAGAGACTGTTTGTGTCCCGAGTGCCGCCCCGCAATTGGTCAATGTTGCGAGGCATAACTCCCTTCGTGCTGGTGACAAGAGCGGTCGTGACCTCACGACTGTAAGGTTGAGTGAGCCGCAGCACGGCGCCGTCGGGCACACTTGATGTGCCGCTAATGATGAAGCGGTAGGGTTGATTCATTGTAGCGCTGGCGTGCGTCGTGCCCGTGCGCTTGGTGTAAGCCTGAGTCACTGTGTTGCCATCAGCAGCAGTGTAGATGAGTTGCTGACCGTAGTAGGGGACCTCAGGGAACAGTGATGCGTCGTCGACTTGGATGTAACCGCTACCCTTGCTTTGCACAGTAGCAGTTGGTGTGAGGGACGCATTGGCCAGCACCTTGGAGTAGAAGTCGGGACTGATGGACGGATAGCCCGCCAACGTCAATTGAGCCCCGACTGCACCGTGTGACGCTCGGCAGAACTCGTAGTAATTGTCAAGACGGTAGATGGACAGGTGACGGAACCCAGTGGCTGTGCTGTCATCGGGACCAACCTTGTGAACAATGCTCCACCAAGGAATGTTGAGCGTGAACCCCGGTGTTGCGTCTACGAACATACTCGTATGGTATGCTTGACTACGGCGAGTAAATGCCGGTGACTCGCTACCTTGCACGCCCAGTGCGTTATAGAGCAACATCGGTGGGATGTTGGTGAACTGACTCCCGTGGTCAGGGTTATGGTCGAGGATGAGTTCATTGACAAAGATTTCACAACCACGCACATCGGCCAGTGTCGCTTCAGCAAGGATGAGAGTCGCCCCTCCAATCGCAGAACCACCGCGCTCCGAGTCGTATTTGATACCGATGACGAGGTTCACCTGTTGACCAGTCAATTCGCGAGCAGACCCGTCAGGTAGCGCCGCAGCGTTACTGTTGTTGTGATGAAAACCTGCAATTTGTTGCTTTCGTAGATTGGGCTGGATGACGATTTGGTAAGCACCAACCTCGGCAGGGTCAGGGAAGTGACCGTCTTGCGTGTAGTTTCCACCAGCCTCCAACACAATCGAGTGACCTCCCAACTTGTTCATGCCCCCGGCTGTGCCCTTGGACGCAAGGACGCCATAGCCGTCAAATCGCACCTTGCTCTCAAACATCAACGTGAACGCACCGCCATGGATGTCACTCGGCCCACTTGGTGTGGCTGTGAGACTACCAATACGCAGTTGCGGATTGAGGGGGTGGAAGTAGTCGGTAAGTTCAGCACCCAACGTTGTCATAGTCGGAGTGGTAGCATCCAGCAAACGAATCAAGTCAGGGTCTTGCAGTGCGGCGCGACGCTCAGACTCATGTTTGCCATAAAGCCCCTGATAGGCGGGATGTGCCCAGTGTCCGGGTAGCATTGGCATTGTTGCGTTGACAAAATGATGACCCATGCGAGGCATCGGCATTGGCGTCAGTTGCGGCTTGTTGTAACGGTCAATGATAAGCGTGTTTTGATTACCTGAAGCATACTCGGTGTGAGCCATGTCAGGACTGTTACCGCTGACCTCAGCATGGTCGCGTAGACGACGTGCTGCAAAGAAGCGAGTGCTACCGGCAGGAATGTAATAGGAAGGTGCAACAGAAGCGTTGGGGTGGTCAGCGATGAACTGAGTGAAGTCGATGTCACCAACGACACCAGTGAATGTGACACCGCTGATACCGGTGTAGGAGACAACGCACGAATCGCTACCACTTGATAGGCGTAAGAAACGTCGGTTGTCGCTGACTTCCTTTGTTCCGAAATCAGCGTCAAACAATCGAGTGTTGACAGTTGCAGATACGGTCAGTGTGCCGCTGCTGTAGGAACTGATGGTCAATGACTGCGACTCCACGCCATTGCTGTGTGAATACACTGCGTTGAAGCGCTCGCTGTGGCTGTGCCCCATCTTCGTGACGTGGAAGAACAAAGTGCGGTCGTGTTGTTCGTAGGAGGACTGCAGGGTTCGATTACCGGTTGCCTCAACCCAGCCATCTTTGCTGCTATCGGGGAACGCTGCACCATCCGCCATATGTTCCCAACCGACCTCGTTCATTGTCGGACCAAAGCGAGGTCCCTTGACTGCATTGTCAAACAGATGCCCAATGTGACTTGCACCGAGGTCTGGGTGTAGCATACCACCATCACCCATAGTCTCGTTTTGGTAAGCCTGTAAGCGGTCAAACCCACTACGAACGATGATATTACCGGGGATGGACTCAGGGTCAGGTAGTTGCACCAAGAGGTTGGGGGACGTCGAGGTGTTGGCAACTGACGGTGCCAATCCACTGGCAAGGCGTTCACCTGCCGCGCTGAATGCCCGAATCACCACACCTAACGGTGAACCGCCGCTAAGCGTATGCGATTGCCCTGTATCATCAACAACGCTCATGTCCTCGAACTGTAGGTGTTCGTTGGGAATTTCAAGTGCGTTCTTCAGTAGCATGGGGTGCTTCTCAGCCAATTGAGGGTGACTGAGTTCCTGAGCCTGTATGATAGGGAGCATGGCGCTGTTGGTTGTCTCAAAGGAAAAACGGACGTTTCCGAGCAACTTCTCACCAGTCGTGTAACCAACACCACCACTTACGCGGTTGACCCATGGGACAGCACCGAGGCCTCGTGCGTTGACTGCTGGCATAGAGAGGCTACCTCCATCCATACGCTTCCACACAACATGCTCAACGTTGAAGTTCTCAGCAGGCGAGCGCACATACATGTCATATGCGTTGACGTCACCAACCCAAAACGAGTTCTTCTGCTTGTTACCACCGAAGAGCGTGGAGGGTTGAGTTGACGCGGAAGAATAGAAATCGGCAGCGACGTTTCGCTGCGCCCCGGCGCTGGCTGAAAAGTGGGAGCCGATGCTCTTGTCAAGGTCGAAAAAGAGGTCGCCGGTTTTCATGAGGCACGGTTCAGCGTTGTCCAGTTCGAGGTCAGCGGTGATTGCCGTATTGAAAAAGAAGGCTGCATTGAACGGAGCAGCGTCGAGGGCGTTTGAGGCGGTGTAATCGGAAATGCTCGGACGCGTCGTAGCGTTGTGAATCAGTGCCTCAACGTTCGGTCCAGCATTTGCTGGAGCGTAGAAACGGTCTTGACCGTGAATACGGTCATCCCAACGAGTGGTGCCAGCCTTGGTTAGGTCTGAGGCGTCAGCAAGACGCAACCAATCCCCAATGCACTTCTGTCCGTCGCGGTCTGTCTTGGCGATGAGTGCAAGTTCAGATTCATGGGCAACAACCAGCAAACCGCGAGAGAAGACACCTTGCGTGTGTGTCAACTCCTTCTGCAACTCATTTTCGTTTTCCATCACGGGTGGTGTGTTGAAGTCGCTGCTATCCGAAAAGCCAACGGTGTAGGTTGGAGAACTATCTGTCATGCTGTATGCATCTTGTGGAGCGTCAGGATTGGTTGGCGTAGGGTAAGCGCCAATCCCATCATCACCCTCATTCGGCTCACCTGACTCAGGGCTGTTTGGCATCGGAGTAATATTGGGCAGATGCCCGAGCGTGCTCGCGCAACCCATGCTACCGCCGTATGGTGAGAAACCAAGACAGGAATGCCATGCTCCGAGACCAGCAGCATACTTGCTGGATTCAGGTTGCAGCGTGTTCAGATAGGAGTAACGTTCACCGTGCCAACCTGCAACACCGACAGGTTTGGTGCGGTCAATGGCGTCCACAAGACCGCTAAAGTGAACAGCATCATAGCCGCCGCTGCGTGCTGAGTTGCGGAAACGATGAACGCCGCCCTTGGTCCACACGTAAATCTTGAGTCCCGAGTCAGTGTTGGCGATGGTGGGGAACGTCAAGGTAGCGGAGTCGAGATGGTTGTCCCACGTAGCGACGCTCTCGAAAGCGGTGAATCCGGTGATACGGTTTTGCCCAAGGAAGAATTTGACGTGGAAGTCGCTACCTGATTGCATCACAATACGAGCATAGTAGGGTGCGAAAGCAGGTGAGTTTTCAGAGCCCACACCAGTAGCATAGATGCTGGTCGTGCGCAGCCACCCCGTCTCAGGGATATTGTAGGCGTGGTCGCTACTCGAGCCCATATCCAATGTGATGAAGGCAGCGTTTAGGTTCGTGCTCAAGGCAGTCGCTTTGGAGTATTGCACGACGTCAGAACCCTCAACTTCACGCCACCCGTAGCGGTCCTGACGCATGGCGTTACCCATACTTGGGAGGAAGGTCCCACCCATCGCTTTGAGGGCGCCACCACCCGGATAAGCGTTGATGGCAGCGCCGAGCAACGCAGCCATCTCTTCACTGTTTTGACAGCGTGTTGCATCAACGGCGATGTATTCCATGTCAACGTCGTCTTTGTCCAATGTTTCAGCAGCAAACGAGCCGGATGACCCGTAGAGCACTTTCTTGGCAAGGGGGCCTGCGACTCGGAAAGCGCTTGGGTGCAACTCGTTACCACTGATGCTGCTTTTCGTCACACGGCTATCATCATCAGGATGAGGTGGGTTGAAGGTAATTTGATTGTCAAGCCATGAACCACCGGGGTGATAACCACCATCCATGTGGTAACACCAGTCTGAACTACTGACCATAGAGAAGCCCATGTAGACGGCATGTCGGCTGGGGTGAGCCATGCGATAGTCGTGGACGTTAGAAGTGGTGAGGTTCGACACGCCTGAAGTGAAGACTTCACCATACATGCGCCCGGACTCAGGACGCTGAGCCAAGATAGCAACGTTGGGCTTACCTTGAGGAGGTTCCCAATTGACAGTCTGTCGCCAATGGAAGCGACCCCGGTCGGTCTGATACGCGCTGGTCCAAGGCATGTAATGACCGGCGTCATTGATGATGTGGTTAGGCATGAAAGCCGTGTTGCTACCAGTGTGACTCGGGACCTTAGACCAAGTGTTACCAACCGTAATGGCTCGACCGGGTGCTGGTTCGAAGGTGTTGACCGGTGTTGCTACTTCTTGTGTGAATGGGAAGGCCTGACCGGGGCCAAAAATGAGGAACGTAGTTTTGTTCTCAGTGCTGTCACGGTGGTCGTGGTAACGCGCAGTCGGATGAGCGAAGCGAAGCACCAATGGAACAGGCACTTGAATGTGCACGCCCGCTGAGTAGGGTGCTGCATTTGGGTGATTTACGTTGACTGCTTGAGTCCCTCTTTTGAGGTCAGGGCTGAGAATGCTGTCTTGGTTGAAAAACGGTGGATTGAGGCTACCACGATGCTGATTCAAGAGAGCCGTGCCGGGGAAAAAGGCCATAATGGCGTTGCAGTCAACCATAGAAAACGATGAAAGCGTTTCGTTAGCATGTTGAATACCCGCGACACCTGTGGGACCATTTGCATACGGGTGTGTGTATTTCTCACTGTAATCGTTGACGCTACCATCGTTAATGTCGAGTGTGACGCCACTGAAACCACCACCAAAGAACAACGGCACCCAGTGGTCTGTGCTATCTCGCCCACCTCGGAAGAAGACTTGCGGTCGCGAATGGAGACTACCAAGACCTCGAACGCCTGCTGTGCTTGCGGCCCGACTGTCTCCGAAACGCTGAACGATGTGAACGCCAGTCGTCTTATTGGCCCAGTCCTTACTTGCGGTGTCGGCGACCGCGTCAAGTTGCGTCAACGGGTTACCTGCTTCACTCTCCACAAGAGCGAAGTCTTCACCGTAAAACAAAAGCGACTGACTACCGAAAGCAGCCACATGGTCAATTGCGCTGCTACCGTCAGTGATTGAGTTTGCAGTCTTGTTACCGGCTGGTCGAACAAAGTGCCATGGGTCATTCGTCCCCTTCACAGCGATGTTGTTCCCAGTAATTGTGTCAATGACCAACGTTGGGTTGTTCACCATTGGTAAAATGCGGTCACCTGAATAGGCTGTGAAACGATGACCGTTGAGCCCTTGACTCCACACTTCGGTATCAACCACATCGTTGCTGGAATCAACGAGGACAGGGGATGCCGTGTTCGCATTGGCACCTCTTCCCTTGGTTGTAACCTGCAATACCGTGAAGGGAATGTAGCCTACTTCTGCCCTCAACCCAGCATCAATCGAGGCATCTGGTGCTGAACGATTAGTCGTAGGAAGAATGACGCCGCTCGCTGTTGTCTTGACAAATTGAATGTCCCCGTGCTCTACGTGGGCTGCTTGAATTGCCATATCGCGGTGCAGTGTGGCGCTGAAGAAGTCTGAAATTGGCCGAACCCCTCGATTGGTATTGTAGGCTCGAATACGAATAGCATCGTCAGCCACACCCCATTCCCCAAACGTTCGCCCGTCACTTGCGAAGAGGTCGCGACAATCGAAAGGCACACCCTCTTCGACATTTGGGTTATCGAGGTTGACGGTGGCCGTGATAATTGCCGCGAGGAGTTCATCAGTGACCAAGGTAGTCCAATTGGCGCAGGATGAAACAAGCGCCCGGATGTCGACCGAACTATCGCCGAAACCCTTGGTTGCCAATGTCACTGAAGCCGAGTTGTTGTAGGCTTGACATGAGCCAAAACGCTCGCCCTCAACGCCATAGAAAACATGTGCACCTGAGTTGTCGTTGCGCGTGCGGCTGCCGTAGGAGAACATGTGTCCCCAGTTACCAACTGCGCTTGAGTCGTTAAATGGGTCAGACACCTGAATGACACCGTTTTCCATTGGGAAGCCCATGTAACCAAGAACGTCAAAGTGCGGGCAAGAGTCGTATGGTGCCTCTAAGACAAGTGTGAGTGTTTTGTTTGCATCATCATACGTTGCCTTACAGTCATAGGCTGCGTTGACTCCCGGCACAGCGTTCCAACGATTACCTCTCCAAGATGCCAAAGTGGCGTTGGTTGGGTTGGCGCCAAAACGACCAGTAGCGTCACCAAGACCGTGCATGTGACGACCGATGGTGAAGCCGCCCTGCCCAACGTCGCGGTCGTCGATGTAGACGACAATTTCGTCTTCAAGTGTATCGGGTAACTGAGTCTCATCGAGAGTAAAGTCTTGGTCAATACCGCGATAGACGATACGAATGGCGTGTCGGTTACCAAGGTGGTCTACAAATTGGAAAGCATAGAGAGGGCTGTTGCCAATGGCATCATGTGAAATTTGACTGGCGGGCACATGTGAAGTGTAGGTTGATGCAACGGTGTCACCAGAAATGTTGTGCACGTCGCCATAGTGCTTGTTGAAACGCTTGTCTCCCTTACGACCGAACCCCCATGAACCCGCATCAGGGGCGAATCCGGGGATTCCTGCAGCAACGATACCGCCAAAGTTGACTCGACCTACTGCAGAAGAGCCAACTCTAAGCCCTTCAGTATAGGTGTTGACGTAACCTTCAGCCTCGAGTGACTCGGTGTTGACTGTATTCATCGACTGGCCTGAACCACTGACCATAGAAATGGCTCGCATAACTGGGTCAGAGTCTTCGTCACCACGACGGGCAAAATCTGTTGTTGGCTTAACATCAGATGACGAGAAGTCAGGTAGCGTGTAACCGCGCAACGTCGTAACTGGTGCAAACGGACGACCGTGCTTGTTGAGTGGCATTGGCGCAGGGTGCATGGCTTCCCCGCTCATCTCGTCAGGCTGACACCAGAAAGTTCTGAAACGTCCGCCATGACCGATGAGGAACTCAGGCTGATAGGGAGATTGCCCTCTTGCGTTGTCAAGCCACACTGCGAAGTTACGACCAGTTGCGCCCGGCACAGTGCTATGAATGACGACTGAGAATCCTTCCCGTCCCTTGATGTCCTGCACAACACGCCCAAGATGGGCTCGGAAGTAACCCATGTGGCTACCTTGGTCCTTAGAGGCGAATGCTTTGTCTGAGTCCCACCATACTGCTGGGTCGAACGCCGAGCCAGTTTCACCGCCGGTGGTGTTTGCGCGAGCGTTATCTGCGCCCGCTTGATTGATGATTCGAACAACTTCACGCGCGGCGGCCTCGATGTCAGTAACGCCATCTCGCGTGGCTATTTCACCACAATCAATGGTCAGCCTGCGAGTGAAATCCATGCTTGTCCAGTGCTTCAGATGCTGTAGACGCTGCTCGCTGTGGCTGCTCAAATCAAGGGCACCTGAACGAATGCCTCGTAGGGCAAGGAATGCCGGAACAACACGAGTCCCATCAGGCGTGTCGAACAGCGTTGAAGGGTCGCGCACTGTAGTGCGCACACTTTCTTCCCGATGGAGCGTTAAAGCCACAATAAATCGGTCGAGACTGGAGCGAATTTTTCGAGTGAAGGTGTGAAGAGAATCAGCCCAATAGGGGATAGCAACCGCATCTTTAGTCCGGGGTAGGATGCTGTCTCCAATCGCTCGCTCATCAAAGGCAGCACCAGTGTAATAGCCCGTGTGAACGATGTGACCATGTGCCTTTCCGAACTGGTTAATTCGCTCGATTGACGTTAAGTGACTTGACACTGAACTGGGCGAGATGCGCACGCGGAAACGCCCACCTGTTCCTCCGCTGACCGTGATGATGTCATTGTGAGCGTAACCTGTGCCAGCAGCATTGATGACTGCTGCAGTGATGCCTCCGCCGCTGACCGTGGTGTTGACTGTCAACCCACTACCGTTACCGGGGGTTGTAGTGGCTGCACCAGTAGCACCACTGTAGCCCGACCCATTACCACCTGTCCCGTAAAATTGCACTAAGGAGGTGACCTTACCGGTAACAGGTTGCTTCATAATGCTCGCAGCGAAGTGGTTGGCGAGGTCATGGGCGTAGGCGCTCTCCATGAATCGTGAACGAACCCTGTTGCGTAGGTATTTGTTCTGACTCGGGTAGCCCGCGAGTGTATCAATCTGAGTGGTGTAGCCGTGTTGAGAGCCGCCGTTGTATTTAGCAGAATACTCAGCAAGGTCAATTTGACTTGTCGAGTTCGTGACGTTGTTGGCCGACGTATGGCGTTGGAAGCCGATTTCAGCGACTTTTGGACTTGACTGAACTTGCATGTGCAAGTCTTGGAAAGCGATGAACTCACGGTCGTGCGCCACGTCATAGAGCAAAACACGGGAGTGGCCGTCGTCGCTCAACATAGGGTCAAGATAAGCGACTACGGGGAAACCACTGGTGAGGCCAAGTTCACGATAGTTCAACTCGACTGTTTTGTTGATGTGTTGAACGTAGTTCTCAGCAGTCTCCCGGCAAGTATCTCCAATTAAGAAGTTCTCAAGCGGAATACTGTCACGAGCCTCAGTTGCGAGTGCACCCAACCCGCCGTTGAAACCACTCCATACTAACGCCTCGTTGTAGACTCCTCGACTTTTGGCAAACAACCCTTCGACGGCGTGAGGGTTGTTGTAGGTCATGTTGGCCCACACCGTGTCCCCGTGACGTAGCCCTCCGGGGGCATAGGGGAACAACCACGAACGATTGAGGATAGCCTCATCATCGTTCTTCATGATGCTGTTAATCCCAACTCGTAGAAACAGCGTCGCTGTAGCATCGCCAGCAGCCGTTTGCATCTGTGACAAGGCGGATGCTGACATACTCGCATCGAGGTTGATGACGGTGTCAGTTGACGGTGTTGATTGCGCTTGACCTTCTGCAATACCAGTTACGTTCCCGAGATAGAGAACATGTCGAATTACCCCGGTGCTCGTAGTTGTGACTTCACAGTAGAGTGAGTCAGCATTTTGCACGTTTAATCCGGTGACACTGGCTTGCAGTAGACCATTATGCGTAGCGTTGGTGACTGTGATGGCACTACTGTTTGGTGTTGGTGACGACTTGATGGTCCAAGGGTGACGTGCCGTAGGTGGACGGTAACTATTCACAATGTTCAACGTGCTCTCGAGTGATGGGCTATCCGGTAAAACGTCGAACCCGAGGTCAAAGCCACGGCGTTCAAGTAGAACTTCTTGGTCAATGATGAACTCGGACTGAGTGCGGTCAAGGTAATTTGGCAAGGCCCCTCCCTTGTTGAAGATATCCTCGGCAAGAATGGAGTTGCGAAATTGGTCAGGACTTGTCGGAGAGCCACTTAGGGCGCTGAAGGTTGCAGCAGCATCGCCCCTGTAGATGAAGCGCCTCGTTGTCCCATCAGGTGAAGATGTGCTGACCTGAAAGTGGTAGTCGCCACTTTCGTAGACGATGTTGCCGACGCCGTCTACGTTCGTCTCAACGTTAGGGAACAACGCAGCATCTTCTTCAGACAGAGAGATGACCACAAGACCGGTGAAGGTTGAGGAGTTCATGATGGGTGTAACGCCGAGAACACTGCCCCGCGCACGTCCTGTTTTGATGCGAGGGGCGTGAGGGTTTGTGGTCGGCCCTGCCTTGAACTCAACAGCGCTGACGTATTGCCGCAATCCGTAATCGACGTTACCACCCTGTGTTTTCACGTTCGCTGCGTCATGGTAATATTCACCTCGCCTCTCAATGGCCGAAGAGGGCATCAGGGGGCTACCCTCTAAGGGCACCAATGCTTCTGAACTGTAGCCCGCACCGACCAAGAGCAACATCCCAGTCTCATGAGCCCGAATGAAACCATCTGAAAACGCCCAACTCTCGTCTTCAAACTCAATGTAACCGTCAGTATTGGGGTCATTCTGATAGATGACCCAATCTCCCGTTGGGAGAAAGGCCCGTTGATAGCGCTGAACTCTTTCAACGTAGTGGTAATCAGGCTCGCTCCCACCACCGAAGTTGATGTCAGCAGCGGGGAAAATTGTAGGGTTACTGACATACAAGCGATATTTCCCACTCACAAGTTCCGCTTTATGCTGAATAGCAGCACTACGGGTATGTTCATTTTGAGACAGTGCGTATGCATAGGCTGCATGAGCACTGCGGTCAGCAGGCATTGTTTCGGGGTAACGGCGGCCAACTGGTGACGGATTCCAAGTGTGAGCCGTCATAGTAGGGTCAAGGTGCAATTTCAGCGAGTTGTCAGGACCGGGGAAAATGCTCTCAGTGACGCTCTCAAAGAACTGCGCATTGAAGAGTGGGATTTCTACAAGAGCGCGAGTGCTGGCGAATTGCGTGCCAAGTTGGTAATCATGAGTGACAGTGTCCATGGATTGGAACATACGGTCGTTCACAGTGGTGCCATCCGATGCTGCGTTTTCCATGTAGAAATCACCGTCACCGAGAATGATTTCACCAAGGGAAAATGTGTCAGCGTTGCCGCTCGCGACTGCCCCAGCCTGCGCTGCGAGGCCAGTGGCGTCTACCCATTCGTAGAAATTGCCGACCTCAGAACCATCAGGCAACACAAAGCGACCTGTGCCGACGCTTGAATCCGTAAAGATGAACGCGACACCTGTCTTGCTGGTGTATTCAGCGCTTGCGCCTGTCTTGAGGAACAACCTACCTTTCTTTGGGAAGGGGTAGGTGCCCCACGTCTTCAAGTCATCAGTGTTGTTGTTGAGCGCGCGCACCTCAATGAACTGAATACGGTCAGCCGCTGTTGTGTCACGGTCAACACGAACGGCTGTAGCAAAACAAGAGAAGCCGCGTCGAGTATTGTAGGGCAACCTCGAAAGCGTGCTGGGGTCAAACGACGGGTTTGTGTCGTAGGCGCCTTGACCGATGCCACCCAGAGTAACTGAGACGACTGGTGCGTTGGGGTCAATCTCCTTCACAACGTGAGAGTCAGGGCTGCCTGAGCCGATTTCGTCAATGTCTCGAGTAATAGCAGCGGAGTTGATACCTACGCAGTGAACCTTGGTGAAACGAGAGCCGCCGTCACTTTCCTCCTCGGTGATACTACGAAGTAGAGCGCGGGTCATCAGATACATCACGGTCACGTAGTGGCTATCCTTGCCGTCACTCGCCTCCGTCTTGACATGCCTCAACTGAGCGCTGCGAGAGCGGTCGGAAGGCTGAACAAAGATACGCTGAGCAGATGTCGGCTGTAGGATAGCGTGGTTGTCAACGATGTCAAAGACTTCGTGCACTGGGCCCGAGGAGGCAGCGATGCCTGTGTCAAACTGACCGTTGCTCGGTGAGGTTAGGTCGGTAGCGGGACTCCTACGCGGGCTTGCGTATGCTCCCGGTGGTGCAGCCTCGATGATAACGCGGTGGAAGACGGAATCGTGTCCGCTTTTCGTGGTATGAGAGGCTGTGATGTTTTGCGGCGGTCGTCGCGGTTCACTACGCACTGTCGCATAATTCTGAGGCGTGTAGCGCTCATCGAGTTCGTCATCACTCTCGAACCCCTCGCTGTTGTCCCCAATGAGAGAATGAGTGAAGACCGCTTGAGCGTAGTTTCCCTCAAAGGCGTCTGTCACTTCGATAATGCCACCCGGCGCGTGCAACGTTTTACCGCTACTGAGTGAGGCCTCAATGGCATCAATGACATAGGTGCTCCCAGTCAGCAGATGATTCGATGCTGGAACGGTCTTCTCAACCATCAGCATCGGTGCAGTTTTGCTCATACTTACCCCAGTGAAGTCGATGGCGTTGTAGTGAATCTCGACGAAAGAGGCGAGGCCATACGACGAAAGGTCCACTTCAAGAATTGCGATACGGCTGGTTGCCGAAGGTCGAAGGTGGTGATTGCGCATGTTGGCATCTACATCACTGACCTGCTGGGGGACAGGGCCCTTGAGCATGAATGGGAACGGGTCAAACTCAACGTTGGTCCCTGCGCCACCAATCGCAATCAGTTTCCTGTTGGCAGCAGTAAGACCGTTGTCCACTGCTTCGTAAGCGACGCTGCTTGATGTTACGTCGACGATGCGCGATTGAGCGATGTCGCGGTAGTAATCGACTTCACTGTTGATGGGGAACTGCCGGTCAATGCCCTTTGCACTTTCGTCAAAGACGAGTTCCAAAATGTCAGCGTTACCTACCTGTTGGTCGAGGATTTCCTCGTTGGCTCGCGGCATGTTGCGAAGGTATTGGTGACCTGAGACATGGTTGAAGATGTGACGTCCTGAGTGCCCAATCTGAAATGACTCATCGAGGGTGTTGGGCCAAGCGACAGCGAAGGGGTTGTTGCTGTCACTGGTCGTCGTAGCCATGCGACTTGAGAACACGAGTGCGTGTTGCTCAAAGTCACTCTCATCAAGCACCATTTGACCAGTGCGGTCAATCAGTTGAGATGCAAGATGTGGCGGTTGATAGGGACGCGCCGTGCCGTTATCGAGGAGCAGGTCTGCAGCGATGACTACAAAGTAATCGTCACCTGTAACCGCACTACGACTGTGCAACACACCTCGTAGACCATCATGCAGGGAAGCATCGTCCCTACTGTCGTGTGTGCTGTTTGCGAAATCAAGGTGAATACTGCTAACAAGAAGAGCACCGGTGTCAGTGTTGATGTTGTGTAGCCGAACACGCTCAGGCGGAGACTGATTGGGTTTCTGCGTCGCTCGATTGATGGCACCGGGGTTGATGAGAAGGTTGTATGGAACGTGCGGGACGGCGTGAGCGCGACGTGTGCCCGGTGATGTGAGGTAGTCGACCACTGAGTAGTCCCCGGACGAGTAAGGCGACTTCGTGAAATCGACAGTTCCAGATGTCACTGAATTGCCAGTCAACTCCGTAGCCAACGTTTTCGCATCATTTGCACTGACGGTAATGGTAGACAGCCCACTCGAATCAGCGATAGATGAAATGTCATAGGTGCCCTCAATCGGGGCCACTGGCTCCTCAAAGCGAAACAAGGCCAGCGTGCTGTTGCCAACCAAAGGAGCGCTGCGGGTTTTCATCTCATCTGTGAGAACGCCGGTGATGTGCACGCTCTCAACAACACCACGAAACTCACCGCCCCTACCTCCGATGTAGACGTGGTCATCTGATTCAGGCAAGACGAAGTCGCTGGGTAGAGCCTCCTCGACCATCAGTTCTCCGTTAATGTAGAGAGAAGCGTAACCCTGACTGACTGCGGCGACGATGTGAATGAGTGGGCGCTGGTTGAGATTCAGGTTAGTAGCATCGTCTTTGGCGCCGTCGAAGCGATTGTAAGAGTCCTCAAAACCACCGAACGTAGTTGAAGGATAGACTGTCCCGTCAAAGCCTGTGCTCACCGGAGTAGCCGTCCTCAAGATGATTTTACGCACACCCGTGTCGGTGATGACGTTGACCTCGAACACAGCAGGTCCGGGTGTATCGACGTTACCGATGCTTAGGTGAAACTGCCCACTCTTTGTCAGCACCACGCCACCGCAATCGGGCGTAACCCATGCCTCAATCGCAAGTTCTCCACCGATAGCATCGGAAATGATGCTCCCCACACGCGCACCTTGAGAAGACTCACTGATGATGTCGGAAGCGCTACGGTCCCCGTCAGCACTGTCCCGACCCAGTCCACTGAAGGCACCTTGAGGAATGATGACTCCATCACTCACGCCATCAAAGAAGAGGGCGTGATTGGACTGAAGCATGATTGGCATTGTTTCACCTCATGCGATAACGTCGATGGGCGCGAAGACCATCTGGTAGGTGTAGACCTGCTCACCTGCGCTGTAGCCGACGTCAAACTTCTGAATAGCACCTTGAATGCCAGTCATGTTGTCACCTTTTGAAAACTCTACTCCAGCCGAATTGGTGTTGCCTTGCGACATTTTCTCATCAACCTTCTTCAGGTTTCCAGTTGGAACAAGGAAGTTACGAGCAGTGTATTCTTTGCCATCCGGTGCCGTAACCATCGAGTTGTATGGAATCTGAAGACCGATAGGGTAGTCACCGTCCACAGCAAGCAATCCCTGTGCTGCCGACGTTCCTCCGATAGCCAGTCCGGCTACAAGCCCGAGGCCCCCAGTAGCAAAGGCAACACCAGCAGCAACAGCGATGCCTCCAAGAGCAGATGCTCCTGCCCGCTGCGTGTTGTGCAAGATACCGTAGAGGTCCTGCACCTTGTCACCAGCAGACTTTGACCTCGTTACTGCGTTGCTGCCCCCACTGAAGTTCTCGTGATAGGGGACGTAGAACGTGGAGTTTCTGAAGCGAATGCTGTTCGACCTGTCCATCGGACCAGTAGCATTCTGAGTGATGCTTAGCAAGGAGTTTCCCTCACTCGGATTGAGAACTGAGCCGGACACAGTCGTCGTGAAGGCGCTAAATGTGGCGATGGCTGTAGCGACTGCCGAGGCCAGTTGAGCGGCTGTGATGAAAGTAGAACTGGTGGTATTCTGCACACGCACTGTTCCTCCGCCGACATGCCCGACAGAACCCGCACTTTCCACAAAGGTCACTGTATGCTCAGTCCCATCCTTCTCAGTAAGCACAAGTTTTGCGGCACCTCCTGCCAATCGACCGAACTTGCTTGTGTCGATAGCGGGGACGTCACCCACACTGTCTGCATCCTTTCTTCGCAGACCGAAGTCAATTTGACCGCTCGCGCCTCGGGCGTTCTGCGTGCGGCGGTTGAGGTCATCATCAACGAAAATACCCTCGATGATGATGGTGGAGTTGACGCGGTTGAGGTCAACGCCAAAGCGCCTACCACCCATCAAAGGCGCAGGCATACCACCCACTTTGCGCTCGACGCTGAGAGCAATGGACAGGGCGTTGAGTTCCATACCGTTCTCATAACCAGCGAATCTCATGTTCTCAGGCTTGTCGAAGATGAGGCGGATGGGCGTGCCGTAACCGTCAGCCATACTCAGAACCTCCCTCGCATGGTGGTGCCGCCAAGTGCACGAGAGACTTCTTGCTGAATCATGTTGCCCATCTGACGGGCCATCTCGCGCTTGTCAGTGCGGTCGGTGATGCCGCTTGGGTTGATGGTGATGTTGAACGTCTGAGAGCCGCTTCCGCCGCCCTTCATCTCAACAGGGATAGAACGACCTCCGGCCAAGGGCACAACCGCTTCCGTGCCGTGCAACACAGCGGGGTAACCACTCGACGGTCCACTGGCGATACCCCCAGCAGAAAACTCAGGTAGCCTCTCTCTAACCCCCGATGCAACGTTACCGCCAAAGTCCTTCACCGAGGCCAGCCCATCCTTGAGCCTACCCATGACTTCGGTAAAGGTGTCCAATTTCGGTTGCATGAAGTCCTGAAAAGCCACGACAACGGTGTCCCTGAAATCAGTCGCTTTTGTTTTGAGTTCACCAAAGCGACTTTTGATAAGCGTCAATTTCTCACTCAATGCATCGACCGGCCCTGCCAGCCTCTCTTTGAGCGGTTGAATGAAATCGTTGAAACGTTGACGCATGACTTCGACCATAAGTGACCAGTTGTCGCGAATGAAGTCGAACTTGGCCTTGAACTCCTCCAATTTGGTGAAGATGGCGTCGATAAAACCGAACCGTTCACGCATGCTTTCGACCATTGTGCTCCAACGTTCACGAATGCTGGTCAGGGCGTTCAAGAAAGGGTCGAGGAAGGCGCTAACAAGCGGCCCAATGGTCCCATCCCACACGGCCTTGAGACCAGTCATGACGCCGTCCCAGTCACCCTTGACGAGAGACATACCTGCTTTGAACAAGTCAACGAAGGGTTGGACAAGAGGCATCAAGACAGCATCCCAAATGCCAGCCGCCGCTTCCATTGCGCCAGCAAAATCGCCCTGCAGAAGCGCCATACCGCCTGTGAAGGCTCCGGTGAAGAGGTCGACGAGAGGTTGCACGAATGTGTTCCACGCAGCCTGAATGACACCCACGGTGGCTTCCCATGATGCTTTCAGTAAATCAAAAGCCGTCCCGAATGTCGTGTTGAAAAAGTCACCAATGGTCTGAATGATAGGTGTGGCGAATGCAGCGAACTCTTCCCAAATAGGCGTGACGTTCTCGGTCCAAAAGTCCTTGATGCCCTGAAACTTCTCTTTGACGAAGTCGATTGCACCACCGATGGCATTCATAATGGCTGTTCCCGCTGATGCGACTGTGCTACCGATACTGCTGAGAACACCGCTAAGACTCCCAGCGGACGTGGTCAAGCCGCTTAGAGCGACCGTTAATCCAGCCAGTGCTACCATCAGAAGTCCTCCGTATCGAGCCAAGCATAGTCGAGAGACACAGTCTCCTGACCTCCGCTTTTTGCCTCTTGTCGCTGCCGCCTCATTTCCTTTTCCTCTTGATTGCGACCTACGAGCGCCCAAACAAGTGATTGCTCAAAAGTAGCGGGACTCATCTCATGCACTTCCTTTAACGAGATAGCGTAGTGTTTGGCCACGATGTAACCCCACAGTTCCATCTGCATCACTACGTCTTCGGGACTGGCGACGGTCTTGCGACTGAGGAAACCCTCAATCACTGAACGTCGCCGCTCGTAAAATCCCCCTGAAGCATCTGCCCGACCTTCTCGGGACTTGGAAGCACAGCAGCGATACGCTGCCCAATGTCGCCCTTCAGGTTCAGAAGTTCGTCAACAGTGAGTTCGGGGTTGGTGCGCACGAGCCAGTGGGTAAAGGCGTGCTTCCAGTAGGATTCGAGGTCGAGAGACATCTCGCCATCTTTACCGAGCGTTAGCATTTCCTGAGCAGCGCGTTGAACGTCAAAGAAGGAGATGTCCCTAACCCACACTTCCATGACCACTTCAGGGTCACCGGGGTCCACGGGAATCTCGTGCTTTGTCTCATTCGTCTGTCTCAGTAGTTGGCTCTTGTTCGGTAATTTCGGCATTCATCTCCACCTCGGTCGCAGCCGCTTCATCAGCGGGGGCGTCCACCTCTTCCTCGGCAGCCGCTTCATCAGCGGGGGCTTCCGGCGTCGGTGTGGACTCGGTAATGCCCTCGTCGTCTCGCTTGAGACGGAGGGCCAGTTGGGCCTTGGTGCCTGAGACTGGCAAGCCTCGAGCGACGCACTCCTCACGGAGTTCGGCAAGCGTCATGGCATCGTAAGAGAGGTCGGCAGGGAAGTCCTCGCTGTTGGGGATGTCTTCAACCCGCTCAGTTTCTTCGGAGACAACTGCCTCTTCCTCTTCGTGAGATTCTTCGGCGGCGGCATCCACCTTGGCTACTGAGATGCGACGCAGTTCTGCTTCGATACTCTTTCGCACGCCAACCGTGGCTGCTGAGCGGGATTCTTCACTGGTTAGACCAAGTTGCTTACCGAACCAAACAGCATACGCTTCCCTACTTTTACGGCGGTAGTGATAGACAGATTCGGCTGGCGTTGGCATTCTTGGTCACCTCAACAATGGAACAACGTGTCGGTGGAAATGACACGCATGGCTTTTGGCATCACCTTGAGAGCAGCGCGAATTGGTCCTTTATCCTCAGGGATGGGGAGCGGCGCCTCGGTGATGACGTAGTCGTCAAGCAAGATGTCGATGCGCTCACGAGTAGCACCGCTGCCCTGCTTGGTGAATGAAAGACGAATCATGTTGGCAGTCGTTGCGCTGAAGTCCACAGCACGGCGCATGTGGTGGTAGAACACAGGGTCGTCGACGATGATTTCCATGTCCATCATGTATTCCGTCTTGCCCTCAACGGCGATGGAGGCGTTACGAGAGCCAGCGTGAGGAACTTGGTCCGTAGCGCTGTCAGCGATGGGTGCGCCGTTGATGGTGTAGAATTGCTGCACACCCGTGCTACCGTTGAGGTTGAACGACACGACCTGTCCGATGCGAACACCAGCGAGGTCAATGGTGCCGTTGTAGAACATGTAGGGCTTCTGCGAGCCCTTGGCGATGCCTGCTTCCTTGCGCTTGGCATCAGTGTTCGCCGTGTCTTCGAACATGCGGTGAGGGTTGTAGCGGTCACCCTTACTCGCCTCAAGGCGACCTGTGTCAGTGTAGCATAGGGCCGAGTCGAAGTTGACGTTCAGACGCAGCGCAGCATCCGTGTCAGCCGTGAGTGAGAAATCCTTGACCTTGCAGCCACGGAACACACGGGTAAGTTGCTTGGTATCGGTCACACCACCGTCGGTGACGTCATCGGCTGAACCATCGCTATCTCGGCGGCGGATGCTGACTTCCATGGCGAAAGAAGGCACGGTGCTACGAGAGTAAAGCAGGCGCTTGACCGGGTTCTGAATGTTGCCCGTCGACTCACGGTTAGGGCTACCGGTGGCGTTGTCACTCGCAAAGCGAGCGAACTTGATGTCGGTGTTGTCCGAGTGCGGGAAGCACAATGCGTCATCAAGGAAGATGCGGGCAGCGGTGATGGCAACAATGCGACGAATCTCACTGGTTTCAGTCTTGTCGAAGTAGGTCGTCTCAGGGCTGGCGACAACGCCGAAGGTGTTAGCGTCGTCCGCTTCGTTGTAGGTGATGACATCAGCGACAGCGCTCGCATCAGCACTACCGCCGTTGATGGTGTTCTTGATGATGACATAGTCACCAGCGACAACAGGGTCTGCACCAGCGCTACCCCAGTTTGGGGGCGCGTTGCTTCCGTCGTAGGTGATGGTCGTTGCTCCGACTTTCGTAGCAGCGGTCAGTTTGAAATCGTTGTCCGTGTTAAGCAGGCTGTCGTAGGTCGCGCCAACATCCACCGCCTCCATACCGAGGCAGTAGTAGAGCCACCGAGGGTTGTGCATGTTGACTTCGAAGGAGCCGCCTTCGTTGATGAGGCGCCCCGGCACTTGCACGGCCACGTCACGACCGAGGCCGACGACATGGTAACGCTTGAGGTCGACTTTCGTCTCAGGCAGCGTCACCGTAGCAGCAAGCCCGAGGAATTGGTCGGTCAAGACTGACTCACTTGACGTGCCAGCGGTATCGTGGTAACCCATTCCAACATCAACGGAAGGCAACGTGAAAGAGTGGAAGTGGAGTGCATCATTGGTGCCACTGGTCGTAGAAGTAGCCTCCTTGAGCGCAGGCGTCACGACGAAATCAGTCTCAGTAGCACTTGGTTGATGTTCAACAACGGTGAACACCTTACCGGTCGAGGTAGCGTCATCCAAGGTGAAATTCGTCCCACCGATGATGCTGAGTTTGACGCCGACGAGCATACCCCGAGGCAGTTGGAGCACTCCTGATTCAACAGGCGTGTTGGCCGCACCACCCGCAAGACGAATGGTGCTCGTGCCCGCAGCGGCATCAGTGGACTGATGCGTGAAAGTGAACGAATTGGACGCATCGTAATGGTGAGGAAGTTCCAATCCTGTCTCGTGACCGAACGAAATCTCGGTCAAATCTCCCTTGTAGACTGTCGACGGCATGTTCGCTCACCTTATGGCACGAGTTCCGCGAATATAACAACCTCGATTTGAAAGGTCATGCGGAACAAATTCTTGGTTCTATCAGAAAGGTCGGTTCGGGTCTTGAACACGAGGCGGTCGAAAGCGACACCATCCCCCTTTCGCTTGAGATGAATGAGGCGACGCACCTCGTTTTCCATCGCCTGTAGGTGCTTACGTGACTTCGTTGTGCGCACGTCAACCGTGATGTTGATGCGCGTTGTCACGAAGTCGTAGAGGATTTCGGGTGCTTCTTCGTTATGCGCAGTCTCGTAGCACATGATGTAGTCCGATTTCTTCATGTCGATACGCTTACCTCGCTCAGGGCTGAGCGTAGCGATGTCAGCAATGATGGGCTTGATGTTGCTCGTGTTAGCGCGATTCCAGTCGCCAAGCGCCGCGATGACGGAGTCCAGTCCTTCAGCAAATGTTGCGACCATCACTCCACCTCCCGCTTGTATGCAGCAGCGTCCGGCACGAGGTTTCCGCCACTAAGTCGCAACTTGTAGGTCACGAGGGCGGGAGACTCAACCAGCATCCGCTTGTCCACCCTATCTAATGCTGCCTTAAGAGTGCTGGGGTCGGGCTCTCTTCCTTGCTGCTCAAATGCACCTGACTCGTTTCGAGTGATACCCTCCATAGCCAGTTCGCGTTGCTCGACCAAACGTCGAAAAGCCTCGGGCGTCTGAGTAACGACCTGTTTGAGTTCTTCCTGCCTCGTGGGGTCAAGCATTGCTTCGGTTAAGTGCTCCAAAAGGAACTCGTCAACCTCCGTCTTGACCATCAGCATCACTCAAAGAGCACCATTTCCTGATAGCGCGGCAAAATCCTGTCGATTTCACCTTGCAGGAGTTGCACCTTAGCGGTGATGTCAATGTTGCTTGTGCCTTCGGGTAGGAGGACAGTGCGGTCATCTGACATCAGGAGGTCGATGACGACCATCTTCGTAGCAGTCTCTTCGATGGCTTTCTCAAGATAGCGCTCTCCATAGATGTAGGACACCTTGACGGCATTCCATTCAAAGAATGGATAAGAGTTGTTGAAGTAGATGATGCCCATTTCGTAATCCATCCACCAATCCTTGAGACGAGCGTTGTCACCACTGGCACTACCGCCATGCAGGTCAACTTGCAGTAGGTCTTGGATGATATCGCCACTGGGGGCGCTTCCTACGACTGCTTCGCAGCCTGTGAATGTAGTAGAAGTCACCCCAGTGTATCGAATAACGTTGGTGTTGTCACTGAACACGCCTGCTTTTGCGAATCCTTCAGTGTCAGCAATCGTGACAACGCCAGTGGCGGCTGAACCAAAATCACCGCTTGTGCCCGTTATAGTGGCCGTGTTACGCTTAGTCTGTGAAATGGCAACGCTGCTGTCAGTGCACACAACGCTGCATGTCTCACCTGCTTTCACAGGTCGCATGCTGCTGACCTTCACAACGCCAGTCCCGTAGTCTGCATTGGCAGAAGCGAAAAACTCGTTGTGGATGGCAACGTTCGATGTGGAGCCTTCGAGGGTGAAGGCAGGTGAAAAGTCGACAGCAGCCTTGTTCACTCTATCTTCCTTGTTGATGAGGTCAGCAAGGTTCTGTGCTGTGGTCGTGGCATCAAAATCCGTGCGCCACTTGGTGGTGGTGGTCGTGGCATCAAAGTTCTTCTGTGCAGTCAAAACAGCAGCAGTGCCGTTGCCGGGAGAAAACACGATGGAGCCACTGATAGAACGCACGTCCGTCGGAATTTGAATGCGAGCCTCGGCGCCGCAAATCTCACGATAGTCGTCACCCTGCCATAGTTCAAGGCGCAGAATCTGCTGCACGTTGCGAAATAAGAGTGGTGTCGTCCCAACGTAATCGGTGTAGTAACGACGTCGATAGGGCTTGTAGGTGTCGAAGTTGATGTATTCGGCACTGACGAGGTAGGGCCGCCAAGCATTGTGAGTGATGTTGTCAATTTTGTCCTGCACTTCCCGAATACGGTTCTGCACGATGGCCTTGGTAACGCCACGCTGCCGACCAACCTTGGCGTTGGTGAACGAAGCGAGGTTCTGAACGTAGGTGTCGTCAGCCGCCTCGAAATCAGCGTGTGTGAAAGAGCCGGTGAAAGCCAACTTAACGCCACTGGCACCGCCGTTGGTGATGGCTGTAATCTCCTTTTCAACGCCGAGAGGATTGGCATCGCTGTAGATGAGGATAGTATCGCCAACCTCAGTGCCGCAACGGCGGTAGTCTTCACCAGTGATGAACACACCGTCGCTCACAGAGTCAGCAGACGCAGCCACTGGCTCTTGAGGTCCGATACCGAGGTAATCAGCGACCTTCTGCGGCGTCGTGTAGACTGTAGCGCTGGGGTCGAGCGGTCGAGTCTCACTCTCACCGGGGTTGAACACCATCGGCATTACTCTCGAGCCTCCTCACTTCGACTGGCGAGATTATACTCCATGGGCTTGCCGCAGGAGCCGCAGTTCTCACGCCATAGAAAATGCAACATACCACAGTGCTGACAGCGAGTGCCTGACCCGATGTTCAAGACGTCAGAAGCATCTCTATTGCGGTTACGTTGTTCTTTGACGACTCCCTTGAGAGGGTTCTCAGGGTCCACAAAGGCGGATTGGTCAATGGTGATGTCCGAGCGAACACCTTGCTTTTGAAAACGACTGATGTCATCGAAGTCAATTGCAGACAAGTCGAAGCCCATTCATCTCCCTCACACTCAACTGGTGGTCACGATGATGTAGACATTTCCCAACACAACGTGTGGGTCAGCCGACACACAAGTATTGCTACCGATAGCGGTGCTAATTTCTGTGGCAATAGCGGTTCTCGCTGTGCTATCTGCGAAGTCCTTTGGCGGGTAAGGGCCAAGGATGGTCACGGACTTTGCCATTCAATCACCGCCTTCAGGAGCGGCGACCGATAGCGAGGAAAGTGCCAGCAACAGTGGTTCCTGACGCAGCCCCAGCGATGGTCACAGTCGTGCCATCGACGGTCGCGACGTCCAAGAGATTCAGGGTGCCGGGAGTGCCACCGTCGTCAGCGGGCGTCGTGTCAACCACTTGGCCGACGGCTGAAGACGGGTTCAGGATGAATGCGTCAACGCTCGCGAGGATGTCGCCAAGAACGATGCTGGTGTCTCCAGCCTCATAAGAGCCGGTCACAATCATGCGGTCGCCAAAGTAGGTTGGTCGGGGGTCAATAGTCACTGCCATGTTCACTCACTCTCTGTGGATTCTTCTTCAGCAGCGATGTCTTGAGCAATCTCTGCTGTTTCTTCGACACCGTCGGGACTCATAACAGTAGCGACGATATCGAGGAGTTGAGTTTTGGTGGCATAGCCTGACGGCTTGAGGTTGTAGGAGGCAAGCCAAGTGGCAATGTCCTTCTTGTTCCAACCCTTGTCGGGGATGCCGTCGCTGCCTTGGTCCACAGTTCGCTCTTCTGCTTCGGTTAGGGTCCAGCCCTCGATGCGGAAGTTCTCAGGACCAAGTCGCGCACCGTAGTGGTCGAGCCAAGCCGAGGTGACGTCGACTGGTCTGTTTTGCTCCCAGTCGCGCATGGTAGGGTCCGTCGCACGACGAACGTGCGAGCGTCCAATGTAGGTCACAGTGGGCACGAATGCTCACCTCAGGACACAATGGCCATGAACAGCGTGCGGTTGTCGAGCGTTCCTTCTGCGAGCATGGTTGCGGTTGCGCTTCCAGCGCCACTGAAGTCAGTGGTGCAGGTGAGGGACTTTCCAGCGACACCAGAGCCGCCAACGACCATTCCGTGAATCGTGTCCGCATCTCCACCGACGGTGAAGACGTTGGAGTTCTGCACGAGAGTCATGACACCCATGATGAGTTTGAGCCCACGGCCTGCCGTGTTGGTCGTATCATCATTGGTGGCTTGGAAACCGGTGATGGAACCGGGGTATGCGCCGCTTGCGCCAGCCGCACCATCGAGCCATCGAGTTCCGTCCACGAGAGCCCCCGCGTAAAGGTCCAATTCAAAGTCAACGGCCATAATGCCGCCTGCTCCAGTCGTTCGTGTAAATGTAACTGCCATTCTTAATCATCTCCTATGTTCTTTTTTGTCTCCATCACTTGAGGTCACGAATGCTCCCTTGTGCGCGGAAGAAGGTGGTCCAGACTTCGCCCATGGTCCTGAAGAGACCTTCCTGACCGAGACGGTTGATGGCGAAGGGGTCGCCGGTCTCGATACCGGACTCGAAGTATTGAGTCGGGATAGCCGTGGAGAAGTAGAGGTAATCCGTGTCAAGGAAATACATGCGGCTGATGCCGTCCTTCACGACGTCCTTGGAGGGAATGATGGGCACACCGTTGTAGGTGGCGACGATGAACCCGGCTTCGATGCCGGGGACACCCTTGACACCGTTGTAGGTGGGGGTAACCCGCTTCTCTTCCATGAAGCGCTGCTGCGCCTGCAAGAGTTGCTGGAGTCGCATCAAGGTGTCGTAACCCGTCAGGATGACCTTGGGGTTGCCACCAAGTTCCCACATGCGCTGGAACACGTCGTCCAGTTGGTCGAGGGACATGACACGCTGGTTGCCCGCTGCACGGTCAGAACCGCAGTTGACCACAGCGTTGGACCATGAGTTGGCGTCACGGTCGATGCTGTAGATGTCGAGGTCTGATGCACCACAGTGGTCGGTTCCTGCAGAGGCACCGGTTTCCATGGAGGTGAGGCCACCGGAGGCGCCACCGTCGTTGCCGGTGATGCGGTCGAGAGACTCGAAGTTGTTGCCTGCGACCGTCTCAGAGTCCGTGAGGAGCATCTTGTTGACCATCTCAGCGTGGTGCTTGCCCATTTCCTCCTTGAGGACTGAGCGCATGTCACCGAGGCCGTCGTCCTTGTCGGACAAGAAGACCGAGACTTCGCTCACGTCAAAGGTGTGCGCGATGGTCTTGGGCTTTGCAGCAACGTGCTGGAAGGTTGGCTTGACAGTTTCAGGCAGCGTGCCGTTTTCTGCAATTCCACCGTGGATAACACCTGCGTTTGGCTTATCCGTGATGACTCGCCATCCGCTGCGCTCCCATGGGCGCTTTGGAAGAATCGAGAAGGCGTTGAACTCTTGGTTGAGTTGACTCCACACCTTGCGTCCGTAGATGGCTTGGTAGGTCCCAGCCGTCGTGGACAGCATTGGGCTGTCAGCCTTCAAAAGTTCTGAGCCAGTGTATGAGTAGCCCATTGCATTGCCTGCGCCATAGTAGTAGCGCTCCATGTCAGTAACTGTGCGAACGTAGTTTCGTGCCATTTTTTCATCTCCTTAATTTTCAATTTGCGTCTGCTCGAGGCTCACTCGTCGCGGAACAGACCTCCGGCGAGTTGGTGAACCTCTTCCCACGACATGTTGGCGAGGTCAGCCGTAGAAGGCACCTCAACTGCGGGGGAAGCAGACTTTGCGATGGTCGTGGATTCCACGGAACCGATGTTGTCGATGCGCTCATTGAGGTCACCGAGGGCCTTCATGACCTTGTCAAGAGGGCCGCGAGCGTCAAACGCTTGAGCCTGAGCCTTGGTAATCTCTTCAGTGCGCTCGTTGGTGTAGCGCGACTCGAAGTTGTTCTCCATGGCCTTGCGCAGTTCTTCTTCCTGCTTGGCGGCCTTGAAGACTTCGTAAGCGTGCTCCACAGAGACAGAGTCGACGCTGGTGACGAAGTCAGACTTGCTGACTTTGCCACCGCTGGAAAGACCAGCGCGGGAAAGAGCGTTGGTGGATGGGGAGCCGCCTTCTTGGGCGCGTCCCTTGACCTGAGCAGCGAAGCGAGTATCGTAGTCAGAGAGTTCCTCAGGCGTGGAGCCGAGGTTCGCCTTAGCGATACCATCGAAGTGGGCGCGAGCACCGTCAGTGTCCACACCAGCGGACTTGAGGGTGTGCTCCATCCAGTCGAGGTATTCGGCGGTGATGACATCGGAGAACTCGGACTTCTTCTTCTCGTCCTTCTTCTCCTCTTCGTCATCGGCCTTGTAGGCCTTCTCGGGCATGTCCTTCTTTTTCTCGGGCATGTCCTCTTCCTCTTTCTTATTCTTCTTCTCGAATTGAGGGGGCATTCCCTTTTCCATCGAGTCGAGGCGACCTTCAAGGCGCTCGAGCACTGTGTTCATTTGTTCCATAACGTCGTCAGTCATTTTTTTCATCTCCTGTTTGTCTTCTTTCAGAATTTTGAATGTTGCTTCGGGGTTGATTCCTTTTTCGCAGATTGTGATTTCGTGAAGTTCGAGTTTGCTGATTTCTTGGTAGTTGCCGTGGCTGCTATCGTGTTTTCGAACTCGCTTGAATGCTTGTCCTCCGATGCTGAATCCCGCTAAGTTACCCTTCCTGACTTCGGCTGCCACTTCTCGTGCCTTTTCGATGTCATTTCTGAGTTGAACTACGACGAACATTCCGGCGTCATCAACTTCGCTCTTCCAAAACCTCCCTTCACTGTCTGTGTATTGCGGAACGACTTCCCCTACCTGAATGTTCGAGTGCGCGAGTTGCACATTTCGATATTTTGGGTCGGCCATGAACTTCTTGAAAGCGTCTTTCAAGGCCGAACGAGTAATCAAATCCCCCTGTTTGTCCACCAACTCGACACTGGCATAGCCTGCGACCACGAGGTCGTTGCTCCCTTTGAGGAGGGAGAGGCTGTCCGGCTGTCGGCTTCGGAGTAACACACTGTTCACCACTTGCTGTGCTCACCTACATAAATAAAGCGGCATCAATCATTTTCCGATTCTGCCTCATAAGAAGTAGACTGCGCTCCAGTTTTTTCCTTGAGCCTCTTGTTACGCGCTGCCGGGTATTCTTCCTCGGGGTCCTCTGTAGGTCGGTCAATCATATCCCAATCAGGAAGCGACTCTTCAGACATCAGGCTTGTAGGACCACGCGGTGATTCGATACCCGAAGCAACGTCGATTCCCATACCACGTGCACCGGGACCGCCGGTCATCTTTTCCTTCTCAACTCGGTCTACGAGGTCAGCGATACGAAGCAACGTCTTCGTCATGACCTCCAAGCGCTTCGGTTTGATGATGGCTGCATCATCATCCGCATCAATGACGCCTGCAGATTCCTTCTCGGACTCTTCACGGTGCTTCGGGTCACTCATGCTGCGAGCCTCACTTTCGATAGCGACCTTGACGCCCTTCAACATCAACGATGCAGCAGGTGACCACAGCGGACGCAGGCTCTCAGCCAGTAGCAACGAATACTCACTACCCTGCAGTTCACCAAGCGTTGACTTCGGTGAATGCGCCCATGTCCCATGTCGGTTAGTTTCCATCTTGTAGATGACCGTGTCCACTTCAGGGAACGAAAGAATGAGGCGGTCACTCTCAACATCAACTGAGAACTGAACAGGGATAACAGGGTGTGACTTGGTCAATAGAGACAGAGTTTCCAACGATGCTGGAGAATCGTCACTCTCACCGGCCACCTTGGAAGCAGTAACATCGTAGATGGTCTTGTCGCCCCGCTTTCTTGAGCGGACACCTGACACAGACACATTGACCACATCGCCCTCATTGAACGGTTTCGGGCTGGTGACAGTGCCGACGTCAAGGAACGACTCCCCCTCGTGTTCGACTCCTCGATTACCGAACCCTTCAGCATCCAGTGGACCGGCACCCAGTCGATAGGTGTAGGGTCCTTTACCCCGCACATCAAGAACAATGAGGCTGACCTTTTTGTCGGGACGGAGCAAGAACCACTTAGGATGACGTCGTTCCCCACGCATGTAGGTAGACGTAGCATCGCGTAGAAGGATGCGATTTCCTGATTCTTTGAGACTCTCAATCACGTCAGGCAAACCCTCACTGTCGGTAAGGCGGAGGTTGTGCGGGCCGGGGACAATGACGTGCTCATGACTGTCGAACTGACCTCGCAGCACCTTCAACCGCTCACGGACGCTCATGTCAGCGACATTCGTGTCATCGTATTCGATGATGTCCACAAGGTGAATTTCATCATCGTGACGAACAGCATCGACAAGGAAGTTTTTCTCAGTGAGTGCTTTGAACTGCGTCTTATCTTCGGATGAAAGTGAAACGTCACCTTCTGAATCATAGGCTGTCACGCGCCCGCTCTTACGTCGAACGATGAAGCGCTCTCCTTCAGGAAGCAGTGAAGCAGCCCATTCTCCGCTGAAGCCGCGAAGCGAGGCGAAGTCCTTCAGCGAGAAGATGCGGTGCATCGGTAAGATAGGCATCGGCTTCTTCCCATCATTCTTCATCAGAACATCAGGGTCCATCAAGGCCATCAACGATTTACCAATGCTATCGGGGTTGGTGTTTTCTGCTTGATAGTTGGTCGCAGGTGTAGCGGTGATGGCATTCGGCTGAGACTGAATAAGACCAACTCCACTAAGTGCGCTGTCGACCACATCCTTGCCATGCACGGCTTCGAGCATCGGTCGCTGAATCGAGTGCAGGTATTGTTCGTCAGGCATGTTGCTACCAGCGACAATGTTGTTACCGTCCCACTCAACGCCAACGGTAGGTTGCATCTTGTAGCCATGCTCCATAACGCCCGCAACATAGTAATCACCGATGTTGTTTCCCTTTAGGGAGGCTGCAGGGTGAATCTGCTGACCGAGCCTACGCCCAATGACGTTTGCATCGGTCTTATTTTGGTCGATTTGAGCGTCCATCAGTAACGCAGGGTCGATGACTGATGGATTGACTGTGATGATGTCGTGAAGCAACGATTTGATTTTCGCCTTGTCCTTACCTCTTTCCCTGACCTCTCCCATAGCGTGACGCGTCAGGCCGTATTTCCCAGCCTCATTCTGGTAACCTCCTCTAAAGAGGTGAGTGAAGGCTCCCAACCTATTGCTGTAATTCCTAAGGAAATCGCTAACGCTACCGCCCTCCTTTCGTCGTGACCCTGTCGTCTTACCTCGCCCTCCCTCTCGAGTCCCCTTCTTCCTCTCGCTCTCCTCGCTGCGATAGGCTTGAACTGCTGGGTTCTCAGCATATGCTTCATCGAAGGCTTTGATATGGTTGGTGTGATGTTCGTGAGAAAGTGAAATATCTTGACCACGGGGGTGAAACTGCATACCTGTGCTAAGAGCAGTGCCTGAGGTCATGGCCCGAAGACCAGATTCAGGCACAGTGGCGCGGATTTTCTCAGCCTGCTTGTAGTGCTCTTGATAGTCAGGGTCATTCTTATCATGGTCAAAACCAAGCGCTTCCATAATTTGCTCAGTCGTCATGTCTTGCGTCAATTCAGCACCATGATTCATGATGCTGCTCAAGATGTTGCGATGGGGGACAACCGTTTCCCCAGTCACCTTTGAAGCGATGGCGCTGGCTGACTCACGCTCCTCCGTGTCGAGACTCCGCCCCCAAGTGGTCAAGCCGTGTTTATCATGAGGCATTAGCATCAGCATACGATTTGCATCATGATATAGGCGACTGGAGTTGGCAAGGAACTTCACCTTGTTCGACGGGTCGAACGCCTCAGGGTCAACTTTCTCCATGATAGGTTTGATGCGTTGGGCCATGGTCTTGATGGCTTCAAGGTCACCACTCATTTTTTTGTCAAAGTTAGAGTGATGGAACTTCGCCGGTTTCCCAGTTTCAGTCATCCCTTCTACACTCTCAAGGTGCCTCACACGCTCAAGTGCGGCGAAGTAACGCTCGCGCAGTTCGGCAGGCGCTCCCTCGTCTGAACCAGCGTATGTTGACATCAATGCCTCCAATTTTTCGGCTTGCATTGAGGCATCTTCCAAGTTTTCGAGGAACTCAGTCGTTGCTCGGACCGGTAATTCTTTGACACTCCTCCCACTCAATTTGTGAGTCATTGCGAAGGCTCGAGGGTTTCCTTGGTCGTGGCTTCGCGCTCTCGCCACACTCTCTTTTGGAGAGTCCAATTCGTCATGCCTAAGCATCTCTTTCTCAAAGGGCTCATGTGGAGGGTGGAGCCTTCCAAGACGTGAGGTCACGTTGTGTGTTAAGCGACTATTCTGAGCATAGCGAGTTTCAACACCATCAACTCCACCGGCCATAAGCGCGTTGTGCAAAGATGCAGGGTCACTATCGAGACGCTCGGTGAAATCCTTTCCAAGAAGGTCAATCCGCTCTTCAGGGGTTAGAGCGCCGAGCATGTTGGCGAAGCCGGGGTCAAGTGTCGAGTGTCCAATCATTGGGGTGTTCTTCGTATTCCGACTCGCGAAACGCTGAGTCTTTCCTCGTTTCTGATGGTGAGAAGCGTCCCAAAACGACTGGGCTTGGGCGTGAGTGTCACCCTCACCATGAGTTCGAAAGCCCCTACTTGGTGGGACATATCGTCCAAAGAGGCCGACATTCTTTGATGAGGGCGTGAAGATACCGTCTCTACCGAGGCTCCCAATCAAACTCTTACCTTCAGCATCTTTGGGCATCCAGTCATGAAGAATTTCCAAACGAGCCAACGCGCTGCGTCCTGAACCTCCACGAATGAATGGGAGGTGGAAGATGGCACCGTTTCCGACTGGGCCATGTGGCGTGCGCATCCACAAGTCAGCCTCATCTTCGGGAATGTGCTCC